CATGCGAGACTTATTATTATGGGGGCGAAATAGGATCGACTGACGTAGATAAGAAAGAGTAGAACTGTCGGGTGACTGCGTAATTGGTCAAACACTACAAACGCAAACGATAACTTTGCACATACAGAGTACGCCTTAGCGGCATAATCTGTGGGGTTGGTCACTTACCTTGCAACAGAAAAGTGACACTTTTACCATAATTAGACTTGACAAACATAGAAAGTTATAGTATACTGTACTCTATGATTAAATATATTTTTCCCCTACTGTTACTTTCATCTAGCGCATTTGCAGATGATATAACACTACCAAGCACAAACTCCGAGGTGTGCTTATCTAATAACATATATCACGAAGCGAAATCACAATCTACTGCAGGACAGATAGCAGTAGGTCTTGTAGTTATAAATCGTGTTCGTGATGCTAGATTTCCTAACACAATTTGCGAAGTTGTGTATCAAGCACAATACTCTACATGGTGGAAAGAAGCAAAGGGTAAGGACGTACCTAGAAAACACAAATGTCAGTTCTCTTGGTTTTGTGATGGTAAGCACGACAGAGTTACAGACACACAAGCATATCAAAAAATTATGCAATTAGTAAAAAGATTATTAACAAATCGCTACGATGGGTTGATAGAAGGCGCAACGCACTATCACGCAGATTATGTAAACCCTAAGTGGAGTAAGACAAAAACTTTAATTGGTCAAGTTGATGACCATATATTTTATAGATGGGACTAACATGAATAATCCAGAACCGATGACACCGAAAAGATTTAGTAAGATTATCGAAGAGATTGTTATAGATAAGACAATAACTCATATGGATGCAATTCTACTGTATTGTGAGAACCATGAACTTGAACCTGAAGATGTAAAGAAGTTTGTGAGCAAAACACTTAAAGATAAAGTTACTGTAAACGCACAAGACTTGCACTATCTACCTAAGACAACCGCAGAGTTGCCTGTGTGATGATTTTAGAATATCAATTTTCACAAACAAAGCGTATCTTCAATGATAAAGATTTAAGTAATATCATTGCAATGGGCGAGAGCAATCTTGAAGATGCTAAGATTGATAGTACTGAGCAAGCAATACAGGGACATAGAAGTAGTTCTGTTGCTTGGTTCAAGAGAAAACAAGAGACAGAATTTATTTACAAACCAGTTTTGAATATGATTGCTGGTGAGAATAAAAACAATTACTGGAACTATGATTATGATGCGATTGAAGATTTACAGTTCACAAAGTATGAAGGTTCTAAGAAACAGCATTATGACTGGCATGCTGACCAAAGAAGTCTACCTTATGATAAGAATGTAGATATGCTATTGAGAGGTAAGATAAGAAAGATTAGTTTTTCTGTTTTACTGAATGAAGATTATGATGGTGGTAATTTTGAATTTGAAACAGGTCTACCACATGAGAAAGAACGAAATACTATCTTGACACCAAGCACAGGATGTGCTATAGTGTTCCCTAGTTTTATGTACCACAGAGTAACACCTGTAACTAAAGGTGTTCGTTATAGTTTAGTAGGATGGATATGCGGCAGACCTTTTCGATGAATGACTTAGATGCTTACAGAACGTATCTTGCTTTTAAGTTACACTTCACAACTGATAAGTATGATATAACAAAAACAAAAGGTGCGGTGTCAGCATCCAGAGAAAGTTTCTTAAAGAGAACAGACCAGTTTGCTTTTAAGAAGTTGGCATCTGAATTCAAAGATGATGAACTACCAAAGTTTCTGATTGCTAATTATGTAGATGGTAATCGATGGGGTGGTGCATTCATGTATGAAGAAGCACTGCAGGTATATAATAAATGGAGAGGTCGCTTACAGAGTTTAACGAAAAACTTACAAGATGACCTTCAAGAGATTTGTTCTGAACTTGAAGATGAAGAAATTGACAAGTTCGACAAATGCTTTGTAGTTAAAGATGAGCAACATCCTCTGCTACTACAAATGTATAGTCGTGGAGATGTAAAAATCGAAACGATGTTGATACTAGATGCTATTAACAACTACTTGTCATATTGGGACAAGACACTCGGTGAAGATTTCTTCTGGAAAGAAGAACGGCGAAAGTTGATTAAATACCGACCTTTTCTTGATTTTGATATTGACAAATACAAGGTAATAGTGTATAGTAAACAACAGAATTATGATGAAAGTCATATAAATAGAGACATATAATGATATATGTGGATAAGATAAACTTATACAACGCAATATAACGTACATACGAGGTAAATAAAAATGAGTACATTCGCACAACTAAAGAAGTCTAACGACAATCTTTCCCGTCTACTTACAGAAGTAGACAAAGTAAATACACCACAACAGTCTAACAATAGCAATAACGATGACCGCTTCTGGCGTCCAGAACTTGATAAGTCTGGTAACGGATATGCTGTTATTCGTTTTCTTCCTGAGAGTGAAGGTGAAGAACTCCCTTGGGTTCGTATCTTCAATCATGGGTTTCAAGGTCCGACTGGTAAGTGGTATATTGAGAACTCTCTAACAACTCTTAATCAGAAAGACCCTGTGGCAGAGTATAACTCTGTTCTTTGGAACTCTGGTACTGAAGCAAACAAAGACATTGCAAGAAAGCAGAAGCGTAGACTTTCTTATGTTGCAAACGTCTTAGTAGTTTCTGATCCTAAGCATCCTGAGAATGAGGGTCAAGTCAAACTGTTCAAGTTTGGTAAGAAAATCTTTGATAAGATTATGGACCAGATGAAACCACAGTTCGAAGATGAAACACCTATCAATCCTTTTGATCCGTGGAAGGGTACTAACTTCAAACTAAAGATTAGAAAAGTAGAAGGTTTTACTAACTACGACAAGTCTGAGTTTGATAGTGCTTCTTCATTGTTTGAAAGTGATGATAGTAAGATTGAAGCACTGTGGAAGTCGCAGTATAAACTTCAGTCTTTCTTAGAAGCATCTAACTTTAAGTCGTATGATGAACTTAAAGCAAAACTCAATTTGGTACTTAACCTTGAAGGTGCAGTACCAAGTACACCTGCCGCCGCACCGGTAGCAGAAGCACCTAGGGTACAAGAAGAGAAATCTAGTACACCGCAGGTAGCAACAGTCACTAGTGATGATGATGAAGATGATGAAGCAATGTCATACTTCAGCAAACTCGCCAATGACGATTAACCAACACTAGAGGAGAACGGAAGTAATTCCATTATATGTTATACGCCTTATACTAGTTTGGTCTAACGATGTTAGGTAATGTATAAAAAAATGACAGTGAGTTAGAGAGCGAGGTCAATCCTCGCTCTTTTTTTTATAAATAGTTGAGAAGGTGTCTCATATACAATTCGGCGTGATTATATAATCTACTTTTATAGAGAGGTCAATCATGCTGGCAGAATTGGCGATTGCAACAGCGGCATTCAAAACAGTAAAAGAATTTATTTCAGAAGGAAAAGACCTTGCTGAAATGGGCGGTTCTTTGTTGAACTATTTTGATGCAAAAAATAAGTTGCAAAAAGAATTAAACAAAAGTAATAAATCAGATAAGTCTGACCTTGAAGAGTTCATGGCGCTTGAGACAATTAAGCAACAAGAGGATGAACTCCGTCAGTTGATGATTTATACTGGTCGACCTGGTATGTGGCAAGATTGGATTCAGTTTCAAGCGGAAGCGGCAAGAAGAAGAGAAGAGCAAAGAAAAGAAGCACTACGTCAGAAAAGAAAATTCGAAGCACAACTGTATCAGTGGTTTGAGGTTGGTGTTGCGTTTATGTTGATTGTTGGTGGGGGTATATTTCTCATATGGTTATTCTCTAAGATATTAACTGCATGATTTTCATTCTAAAAATATATGTTACTGCTGGACTTTTCTTTCAAGTTCCCGCAGAGTATTCTTCATATGAGCAATGTGTTTATCATGGAGAACAAGTGATGGAAGAAAGAACAAAAGACTTTCAAATCTCACGCTTGTATTACAGATGTGAACCTCATACTATCTGATATTTTTTTAACTTGTGTATGAGCAAAGTTCTGCCCATACCTAAATATTTTGCGGCATGACTTTTATTACCTTCAGCATATACCATAGCATCTTCAATTCTTCTTTTTTCTAGTTCTTCAAGTTCATTTGAAAGGGTGACCTCTTTAACGGGTGTTGTCCACAAATCTGCTAGTTTTGTCAGTTCCTCGTACCACACCATCTGTTCTGCTGTATTGTCTGCTATCTTCATTCTGCTTCTCCCATAACCATATGTATGTCGTGCGAAATTTACTAATTCGCATCTTTATATCGTGTGTTTTCTGTTCGATAATATCCACATTACTATTTAGCACAAAACTTGCAAGTTGTAATTTATGGCAAATATATATAACAAGTGTCAATATGTTGACACCGACTTGATAAATATTTGTATTATAATAAAAAGGGAACGAGAATGAAGAAATTTATTTTTTTCGTTATGTTTCTGTTATCGACATCTTTTGCTCTTGCTGACCCAATAGTCACCGACAGCACATCGAATAGCAGTGTGACCACTAAAGGTGAAAGTACTACGACTGTTAAATCACCACCACCTAGTGCTATATCACCTTCAATCAATAATTCAAATTCAGATGTTTGTACGATTGCTTTCAGTGGCGCCGTACAGACACAGATACTTGGCATCTCAGGCGGATCGGCAATGCGAGATATGAACTGTGAGCGTTTGAAATTATCTAAAGTATTATACGATATGGGAATGAAAGTTGCGGCAGTGAGTAATCTATGTCAAGATGACCGTGTGTTTTCTGCAATGGAAATGGCAGGCACACCTTGTCCGTTTATGGGTAAGATAGGTGATGAAGCAAAACAACTATGGGAAACATATCCTGAGTTAAGACCTGAACAAATGAAAAAAGAGGAACAAAGAAATGATTTTCTCAAGGGTACTGCAAGCGGTATTGGTATTTCTGCTCTGCTATTTTTGCTTTTATAGTTATCTAGCAAAAGCAGAAGAGTTTATAGTACCTGGTTCTGAAGGTACAACAAAGCACACCATTGGTGATGATAGAAGTGTTCCTGTTGATATACCTTTTGAGTTTACACTATACGATAAGACGTTTACTCATTCATATATGCACAGTAATGGTGTTGTTGCTATGGTTGCACCTAATACAACTTTTACTCATCACTTATGTTGTAATGGTTTAGATATTGCTACTATGGCGGCAAATGGTCAACTTCCAGGTCAACCATATTTTAATTATACTATTGCCGCATTGTGGACCGACTTGATTGATTTGAATGTAGATGTTGATGGTGATGGTATTGACGATAGTGGGTTCTTCACAAAAGAAATGGATACTAATGATGATGGTCAGATGGACACATTAAGATATTATTGGAGACATGTTTCTGAGTATTATGACAATAGTAAAAATAGTACTTTTGGTTTAGAGATTAATGATAGTAACGTAATTGAGATACATCATTTTGATATCAACGTAATTAATCATGATGTTACAGTTGGTGTATTTGGTGACACTAATAATGGTGATTTTGAGCAATTCAAATATACAACTAGACAAGAAGACTTTATATCTAACACCTCAACAACTTATTTTAACTTAGAGGGCGCTTGTAACGCTAACCCTCTTATAAGTACTTTATGTAATGGATATGCTGAAACATATGCAACTCTATTATTTAATCAGTCGTGTGCCGCAGATGCGTTATATGACCCAACATGTCCTGGTTATGAACAGAAATACTATGAGACATACATCGAACCTACGCTAGAAGAACAAGCAAATGCGGCGGCAGGTGTAGACACTGACTTTACTGATGACTTTGATGACTTTGGTGTAGAAGACCCGGTTGCCTCTCTAACAGAAGTAAGCGTTACGGGTGATGCTACTGTAGATGAAGTATTAAGGGATACACAAGATGTTATCACAACTACTGTACTTTCTGATGAGTTCGAAAGAATATCTTTGGAAGAA